CGGCCGGAAACTATTTGTCCGGGATGAGTAACGATGGAGTTCACCCCGGCATGAACGGCGGTCGAGTTCGCGGCAAGGCCGAAGCACAAGCGCTCACGTTGGCCTTCGGAAAGTGCGCCGCGACACGCTTCCCCGGCGCAAACCTCGCCCCAAACCCGCTGTTTGCCGCCACTGGATCTCAGGCGTACGGAACTGTAGCGACCGGTATCACTATCGGCTATAGCAACGTCACTCTGCAAAACGCCAAAATCGAGAGCAGGAATGGGAGGCTATTCCAGACCGTGGAGGCGGTGCCGACTGCCGCGGCAAACCTCGTCACGATCACTGTCGCGCTTGATCCGACGCTGTTCAGCAAAACTTCCGGTGACGTTCTGGGCTATGAGATCGACATCCTGCTTGAGAGCCTGGATGGAGCATCTGGCCCGCAGGCCCCGACTGATTTTTACATCCGCCTTGACCTGCAAAAGACCGGGGCCGGCAAGATTTACGCGACCGAGTTTGCGTCTCGGTATGCCGCCCTATCGGACCCTGTCGATGCGCACGTGTCGTACAAGGTAAAAATGCCCGAAGCCTCAAGCGGAATCGGCGTGGCGCAGATTTATCTCAAGTACCAAACCGACTCGCTGGCCGGCTACCGAATCGGCGTCGGCGCCCCGCGCATCATCTAATCCCCGTTGCGCGGAGATAACACAATCCCCGAAGGGTCGGGGCATAAACCCCATAAAACTCCGACCACATGCCATCAGCGGTCAGTTACGCGATACTCATAGTAAATCGTTGCTGACCGCTGATGCTAATCATGACCGACTACTACACAGGCCCCGAGCGCCGCTCCCGTCCGCACATTTACGTTCCTGAAGACCTCGAAGGCATGCGTCGATTCTTGATGGACCACCTCTGCCACGAAGCCGACATCCGCTCGCACTTCGACGCGCAGCTCGCTGAGATAAGGGCTCTCCTGCACACGCAGGTGAGCGCGTCAAGCCAGATGGCGCCCGCCGTCGAAGAGCTAACGACGATCCTCTCAGGCTTCAAATTCCTAGAGCGAACAGCCGTTGTGCTCGCCGGCATCGTCGGCTCGCTATACGCCGTGTGGCAGGCGGTAAAGGACCACGTTCGGTTTTAACCCCATCCGCAGTGACAGCCCTGCTAGGCAGCGGTCACACTTTACGAAAATAGTAAAGGACCGCATCCATGCGCAACTGGTACTCCATGCAGGCGCTCGCCGCCCCTAATGCCGCCGAGATTTCGATCTATGACGAAATCGGCATGTGGGGCGTCACCGCCAAGCAGTTCATCAGCGACCTCAAGGCCCTTGGCGACGTGAAGGACATCACCGTGTCCATCAACTCCCTCGGCGGCTCTGTGTTCGACGGCCTGACCATCTACAACGCGCTGCGGGCCTCGGGTGCTAATGTCACCGTCAAGATTATGGGTATCGCCGCCTCGATCGCCAGCATCATCGCGATGGCCGGCAAGAAGATCGTCATGCCCGAGAACTCGTTCATGATGATCCACAACCCGCTCAACGTCATCTACGGCAACGCCGATGATATGCGCGAGATGGCCGACATCCTCGACAAAGTGGGCTCCTCTCTGGTCGCCACCTACGTTGCGCGCACCGGCAAGTCGGAAGAAGAGGTCAAGGTTCTGATGGACGCCGAGACCTACATGACCGCCGCTGAAGCCAAGGAACTCGGTTTCTGCGACGAAGTGATCCCCGCCGTCGAAGCCAAGGCCGCGTTCGAAGTCGATCGCCTGCCGGAGAACGTCCGCTCTCTCTTCCTGGCTCAACAACCGGAACCCGTTCCTGAGCCCACCCCCGAGCCTGAGCCTACCCCCGAGCCTGAGCCTACCCCCGAGCCCGTCGCCGACAGCCCGCTGGTCGAGACCATTCGCGCCGCTGCCAAGACCGCCGGCTTCGAAGCCTACGCCCCTGTCTGGGCGCTGGACGACCAGATCCAGAACGCTGATGACATCAAGGCCCGCGTCTCCCACGCCAAGGAAGTGCTCGCCTTCTGCGACATTGCCGGCGTCAAGGCCCGCGCTGAAGAGTTCATCACCAACCACACGCCCATCGCCGATGTCCGGGCTGCTCTGCGCGCCGAGCGCGTAGCCAAGAGCGACCTGCACAACGTCGATACGGCAACGAAGACCCCTGTGCAGCCGAAGGCCCTCAAGACGCCTGCACAGGTCTATGCCGAGCGGGCTCAACGCCTCGCCAAAGCATCGTAACCCCGCCCTGCAACGAAAGGACAGACCATGCCCACGCTTACCGAAGGTCTCCGCCGCGCCGAATTCCTGCTCGGCGAGGCTGACGATCTCATCGCATACGACTCCGTGACCTACGCGGCTGTCGCCTCCACCGCCATCAAGCCGGGCACCGTGCTCGGTAAGGTGACTGCCACCGGCCAATACAAGCCCTACGCCTCTGGCAACTCGGACGGTTCGCAAACCGCCGTCGCCATCGCGCTGGACTGGGTGCCGGTCAATGCCTCCACTCAGAAGGGCGTCGTCGTTAGCCGTCTGGTGGAAGTGAATCGCGCCCTGCTGACGGGCCTTGACGCCGCTGCGGAGACCGCTCTGGCCTCCCGCAACATCATCGTTCGCCCGTAAGGAGACCTGCAATCATGATGCTCGACATCTTCAACAACGACGCCTTCAGCGTCACCAAGCTCTCCCTGGCTATCCAGGAACTGCCGTACGTGCCGGGCCAGATTTCCCGCGCCGGTATCTTCGGCGAAGAGGGTATCGAAACCACCACTTTTTCGATCGAGTCCCGCGGCATGACCCTCGGCCTCGTCCCGAGCCAGTCGCGCGGCGCCCCGAACGGCAAGATCCAGGTCAATGACAAGGCCAAGCTGATTCCGTTCAACACCCTGCACCTGCCCCAGCGCTGGGAGATTCTGGCCGACGAAGTGCTGAACAAGCGCGCCTTCGGCTCCGAGTCCGAGCTGGAAATGGCTCAGACCCTGGTGAATCGCAAGGTCGCCAAGTGCCTGCAAGATCACGCCTTCACCATGGAGTTCCAGCGTCTCGGCGCCCTGCGTGGTCAAGTGCTGGATGCTGACGGCACCACCGTGCTGCTGGACCTCTTCACCACCTTCGGCATCTCCCAGACCACTTTCTCGTTTGTTCTCGGCACCGCCGGCACCGACGTGAATAACAAGTGCGTCCAGGTTGCCCGCCTGATGGACGAGAAGCTGGACGGTATCGGCTACTCCGGTCTGCGCGCCTACGTGTCCCCCAGCTTCTACGACAAATTCACCACCCACGCGTCGGTGAAGGAAGCGTTCAGCCTGTGGAACACCAACACCAACTTCCTCCAGACCGACAACCGTCGCGGTTTCGTGTTCGGCGGCATTGAGTGGATCGAGTACCGTGGTCGCGCCCCGGTGGCTCTGGCAACCGACGAAGCGTACCTGGTTCCGCTGGGCGTTTCCGATCTCGCCAAGACCTACTACGCTCCGGCCAACTACATGGAGACCGTGGGCACCACTGGCCTGCCGTACTACGCCAAGATGGAACCCATGTCCATGAACAAGGGCATGGAAGGCGAGTTCCAGTCCAACCCCATCTCCATCGTCACCCGGCCCCAGGCCATCATCAAGCTGACCGCCTGATGAGCGCTCACGCGATCTTCTCTCGCGCCCGCGACCGCCTCCTTGCCAACATGGGGGAGAACGGTCGCCTGCGGGAGTCGATCGCGTGCAGCGTCGCCGTTGAACACGGCGTCGAAATCCAGGGCGAGTACGGCGAAGTCATCCTCACCCGAGACGTGGTGCGGATCTCCAAAGCACTCGCCCCGGTATCGGGCGACAAGCTCGAAACCGGCGACTACGACGAAGACCTCATCTTCGTACCCGCCAAGACCTACTTCCTCGACGGCAAGATCGCCGACGACGGCTACTTCGTCCGCTACTCGCTGCTGGATGCGTAGCCATGGCCTCTATCGACCTCACGATCAATGTCGATGAGGTGATCGACGCTGCCACTCGCATCAAGCGCGTGGAATCCGCACTGGTCGGCGCAACGGCCGTCAGCGCGATCAACAAGGTGCTCCCGCGCACTTACGACTCCGCTGCCAAGAAGATGCTCTCGGGCATTAACCTCCCGCGCAGCGACCTCGACGACCAGATGAGCATCGAGAAGGCCGGCGACCCGCTCAAGCCGCAAGGCGCCATCGTAGCCAGTCGCAAGACCCGCCGCCCGAACACCATGCGGCGCTACCTCGTCGGCATGATCCTCGCCCAGAACACCTGGTCGCAGGGCTTCGTCATGTCGCAAGTCGTAAAGCGTGCTCGAAACCCGATTCCGCCCGGCACCGCCTCGCTCCCATGGAAGATCCGCGTCGGCGACAAGCGCCGCGGTATCCCCGCCGGCCAGAAAGCCCGCGGCATCGAAGTCGAAGTCGTGAAGGGTCGCGTCAAGCGCGCCGAGAACTGGTTCCTTCTGCCCACGAAGAACGGGCTGCTTCCCGCCCGCGTCCGCCGCAACGCCGAGAAGCGCTGGGGCCGCAAAGGCAAGGCCAACTACGAAGTCATCTACGGCCCCTCCGTCTGGCAGCTCTTCAAAGCCCAGATCCCCGGCCTGAAAGAAGGCGTCCTCGCCGATTTGCGCAAGACGCTCGACGAAGACATCCGAGACGAATTCCTGAAAGCCCTCCGCAAATGAGCAAAGCCTCCCAACTAGCCGCCACCATCTTCGCGCGCCTGCAAGCGATCACCACCGCCAACGGCTACGAGACCAACATCGGCGCGCGAGGCTTCCGCGGCCGGCGCAAGCTGGAAGAAGAGCACATGCCCTGCTTCGTCCTTCACGAAGGCGACGACACGACGCAGGACTCAACGAAGAAAGCCGCGACCCTCCGGCAAGATTACGTCGTCGAAGGGCACATGACCTGCGACCCGAACAACCCCAATGACGCCGCCCACAAGATGATCTCCGACATCAAGCGCGTCATCTGGGCCTCCGGGTTCGACGGCACGGCGCAGACGTACTACAACGGCCGAGGCATCGCCGCCCGCGAAGACGGCGCCAACAGCGTCTCCTGCTTCGTGCGCTTTGCCGTGTCCTACCCCGAGCGCCTCGATCAGCCGTGAGGCTCAACTGCCTCCTGGTCGCATCACATCTGTGGTGGCAATCGCGCCTGCGATCAGGAATCGGTGTGAAGCGCAGCGAAGGGCTGCGGGGGCTCATCCCGCACTTCTTCCATGTGCGCGAGCGCAAGAGCAAAGAGCTTGTGCTGATCGACTACATCCCCCGGAAGCGTAAGCACGGGCTACTGGATCGTGGCGACAGCGTGCTCGTGTTCGACGGTTTGTACCGGGTTCGTATCTACCGGCTAGTGGCTACTGCCACCGCAGACACCCTGCCCGAAGCCAAGCGCGCAGCGCTTGCCCGTCGCTTTTAGCTAACACTGCGCAGCCGCCTTTACACGGCCCGCTAAATGGACTAGTATCGGTACTGTAAGTGGTTTTTGACAAAAGCTCGGGGGCCACCGAGCTTTTGTCTTTAAGGCAGTAGTAGAAAAGCCCCTGGTCCCTCGCCAGGGGCTTTTTTCTTAACCCCGTCCGCAGTGACATAGCCGGCCCTGTCCAGCATTCTCATAGAAAGCCCCTTTTGGCTTTCACAGGAGAAATTCATGGCCGCTCGTAACTTTCTTGGTGCCGGAGACGTGTATCTGGCCCGCTACGATGACGACACCGCTACGTGGGCACAATTCACCGGCCCCTACGAAGCGACCAAGTTCGCCATCCAACCCCAATCCGAACTGAAGGAATCCACCTCCAAGGGTCGCTCGACCTACGGCAACATCGTGGAATCCGTCGCCATCAACCAGCCCGCTCAGGTGACTCTGGATCTGGCCGAAATCAACAAGGAGACCCTGGCGGTCGCCATGTTCGGCAAGAACGTTGCCATCAACCAGGCCGGTTCCACCGTGACCGATCAGGTCGTGGTCATCGGTGCCAAGGGCACCTACGTCGAGCTGGGCAGCCTCAACATCAGCTCCACCGGCTTCGTGCTGAAGAACTCCGCTGGCGCTGTCACCTACGTGGCCGGCACCGACTACGAAGTGATCTGGCGTACCGGCATGCTGAAGGTGCTGCCCGGCTCCGCGATCCTGGACAACGCTTCCTTGAAGTGGTCCGGCACCGTCAATGCGGTCACTGGCTCCAGCATCTCCGGCGGTGTTCGCCCGCAGGTCCGCGTCAAGATCAAGTTCGACGGCAAGAACCTGGCCGACGGCCTGCCGGCGCTGGTCGATGTGTGGGAAGCCGTGATGACCCCGAACTCCGAGTTCGACTTCCTGGGTTCCGACTTCGGTAACGTGTCTCTGCAAGGTCGCGCGAAGATCCCGACCGGCAAGACCGAGCCGTTCGTCGTCAAGACCCTCGACACCGCTATCTAAGCGGCGTCCGCGCCCCTGGCCGGGGTGCGCTAAACCCCGGCCATTATCTTTTCAGCAGCACGGTACGCTATGGCCGCGAATATCGACGACATCAAGCTCAAATTGGCCGTCGAGACGGCCGGCGCGGAGGGCATCACCACCCTCGCAAAAGACCTCTCTGCGCTAGCGAAGGAAGGCGGCGATGCAGCGCCCGAGTTCCAGCGCCTCTCGCAAGAATTCCAGAAGATCGCCGAGCAAGCGCAGCTTGTTCAAGCCTTCGGCGCCGCCTCCGCCAAGCTCGACGACCTGACCGCCAAGGCCGCGTCTGCCGCCACGCAGGTCGATAAGCTCCGCATCGAGCTGGAGCAGAACCAAGCGGTCGCCCGGCAAGCCGAGACGGCCTACCGCACCACTGGCGACCGTATCGACGAGCTGAAGGGCAACCTGCGGCTCTACGCCACGGCGCAGGCTTCGGTCCGTGTGGAGAACCAGACCGGCGCCCTGACGGCCGAGCAGTACGCCAAGAAGATGGGCGACCTGCGCAAGCAAATCGAAGAGACGACCGCCGAGATCGTCTCCCTCGAAAAGCAAGAGCGCACCGAGTTGCAGGTAAAGCGCGACGCCGCGAAAGCCGCTGCCGAGTCGGAAGCTGCCTACAAGAAAGCCGCCACCTCTTCCGAGCGCCTCTCGTCCGCTGTAGCCAAGGCCAACAGCTCCTACGAGAAGGCCAAGGTCGAGATGAACGCGGTCGGCATCGAAGCCGCCGATCTCGCCACCGCACAGCAGCGCGTCGCCTCCGCCATGGACGCGGCAAGGGCAGCTACCGACCGCTCCGTGTCGCAGTACGAGCAGGCCGCGCAGGCAGTCGCCCGCCTCGCAGACGCCGAGCGCAAAGCCGCCGCCGACGCCGCCTTCAACGCCGAATCCAAGCGCAAAGCGGCCGAGGTCACTTACGCGGCGCTGTTCGACCAGATCGCGGCGCAAGAGAAAGCCGCCGCTGCTGCTAAGGAAGCCGCTCGCCAAGAGCAAGCCGAGTCTGATCGGTTGGTCGCCATTGTGGCGCAGAACCGCCAGAAGATGCTCGCCAACGCCCAGCAGCAGCTTGCCGCTGAGAAGCAAGCCTTTTCCGAAGCCGCAGCCTTTGAAGTGCGGCAGGCCCAAGAGCGCACGGCCAGGATTCGCGAGGCTTCCGAGGCCGCCGCGAAGTCGCTCAACGATGCCTTCGCCCGCACAGGCGTCCGCTCCATCTCCGCCATCCAGGCCGAGATCGCGCAGATCCAGCAGTCCATGCTCACCCTTAGCCGTTCGGCGCAGGTGTCCGCCTCCGACTTCGACCGCGCGTGGGCCGGCGGGCAGGCTCGCATCAAGGAACTTGAGAACGAACTCCGCACGATCCCCGGCCATATCTCCGCTACCGCGGAGGTTACGGGCTTCCTGCGCAACCAGTTCGTGCAGCTTGCCGCTGCGTATAGCGCCATCGACCTGGGCCGCAAGTTCATCGAGGTCAATGTCCAGATCGAATCCACCCGGCGCGCGCTGACGTTGATTGCTGGGGATACGAAGTCCGCCGCCGACCAGATCGCGTTCCTGCGCAACACGGCAGACCTTACCGGCCAGAGCTTCAGCGAAATTTCAGGGTCATTTGTTCGGTTCGCGGCGTCGGCCAAGGGTGCCGGCATCGAGATTGCAACCGTACAGGACGTGTTCAAAGGCGTTACCAGCGCCGCCGGCCAGCTCGGCATCAGCTCGTCCCGCACCACGCTCATGCTCGACGCCTTGGCTCAGATGGCGTCCAAGGGCACCGTCTCCATGGAAGAGCTTCGCCAGCAGCTCGGCGACTCTCTGCCTGGAGCCCTCGGCATCGCGGCTCGTGGCCTCGGGCTGACGGAAGAGAAGCTCGTCAAGCTGGTCGAAAGCGGAAAGCTGACCACTCAGGAGTTCCTGCCTGCGTTCTCGAAGGGTTTGAAGGAAACCTTCGGCGATGCGGACAAGCAGGTGAATGGCGTTCTCGCCTCCTGGAACCGCCTGAAGAACGCAATCACGCAGACCGCGCAATCCGCGTCTGAGACCGGCGCTTGGAAGGCCCTCGGCGACTCGCTCGACTTCCTTGCGACCAACATCAACGGCGTGGTTACGGCCACCGGCATCCTGCTCAAGAGCTTCCTGGCTCTCAAGGCCGTGCAGATGGTGTCCGAATGGACCGGCATCGGCAAAGCGGCCCGCGTAGCCAAGACCGACATCGACGCGGCTACTGCGGCTACCGAAGCGAACACTAAGGCGACGGTCGCCAACGCCGCTGCCAAGCGCGCTTCGCGACTGGCTGACGACCAGAGCGTTCAGGTATTCGGCAAAGTCCAAGAGTCCGCCAAGGCAGCCGAGAAATCCGGTGGTGCGGTCGTCGGTATGTTCGGAAAGGTGGCCGAGGGGGCTAAGAGTGCGGGCGGGGCTATCGCCGGCTTCTTCGGCGGACCCGTTGGCATCTTGGCCTTGTTGCTGGTCAATGCCCGCGCTCTCGGCGAAGGCATCGCGGACCTAGCCGCGCGCTTCACTGGCCTCCGCGCCGAGCTGGACGCAAACGAAAAGAAGCTCAAAGAGCTTGACGAGCAGGGGCTCAAGCGCGCCAAAAAGGCGCAGGAAGAACTTGCCGAGGCGACGTTCGAGCACCAGCTCGGCTTGTCCGCGCTCAACGTCAAGTACGACGAGATGATCGACAAGCAGCAAAAGGTTGTCGTCTCGAAGGGCAAGCTCGTAGATGCCTCCAAAATCGCCGCGGAGTCGTCCGTTGCCCTGGCGAGCACCATCGGCAACGAGCTGAAGATGCGCGAAGCAGAAGTCGCAGCCACCGAGAAGGTGCTTGCTGCGATGGAAACGCAGAAGTCGTACATCGACCAGGAAATCGCCAGCCGCGACGAGCAGATCAAAAAGCTGAATCAGTACGTGGAGGCTAACGGGGGTGCAACCGCCCGCGTCAATTCGTCGCTGGTTGAGCAGATCGAAAAGCTCAAGCAGGTTCGCGACGAGCGCGCTGCCGAGGCGTCCAAGATCAAGGAGAGTACCGAGGCGCTCAAGCAGGAGCGGATGCAGCGGGAATACACCCTTGAATCGTACAAGGACAACTCTGCCCGCATCGAAGAGCTTACCGACGCGCTGGCCCGCAACAGAGAAGCGCAGGAGTACATGAGCGTTCAACTCGTGCTCGGGCGGACAACCCAAGAGGCGTACGACAACGCGGTTCGGCGAACGGCTCTTAGCGAAGGGCTTCTCAACGACGCCCTGAAAGACGCCGCCGAAGCCGCCGACCGCAAGATCAGCGCCCTCCAGCGCGTCGCCACGCAGACGCAAGCCTCCCTTGCCGTCGAGCAAGCGCGTATCCGCACCGCCGCGCTCTACACCGACACCCTGATCGAGCAGGCGAAGGCTGATGAAGCCGCCGCCATCCGCGCAGGCGACGTGACCCGTGCCGTCGAAGCCGGGCTGGCGGTCAAGGATCTGGAGATCCGCAAGGTCCGCGACACGATCGACGCCAAGGAAGTGGAGATCAAGGTCATCCGCGCCAAGATCGAAGCCGCCAACGCAGAGGCGAAGGCGATCATCGCCGCGGCAGAAGCCGAGAAGGCACAGCTCGCCGCCACCAACTCGCTCACCGAGGCCAAGAAGGCCGAGATCGAAGCGCAGATCGCATCGGCAAAGTTGAAGCAGACCGAAGCCGAGCTGCTGGCCGAGAACATCAAGCAGATCAACGAAGAGATCGACGCCCTCCGCGCCAAGCGCCGCGCCTCCGCCGAGGAAGCCTACGCGGCAGCGGAAGCGAAAGACGCGGAGATCGCCAAGCGCCGCGAGAACATCTCGACCATCGACGCCGAGACCAGCGCCATCCAGCGGAAGAACCTGATGGACGCCGACGGTTTCGCCACCGACGCCAGCGGCAAGCGGATCGAAGCGATGGGCTACACGCCTATGTCTGTGGCCGCTACGCTTCAAGGTTACGGCTTCGACGAGACGCGCGCCCGGCAAGTGGCCTCGACGCTCTTCGACGGTAACGGCAATCTCCAGACCGGCGGCTACTCGAACTTGGTCGATCCGCGCATGGGCGAGGGCATCGACGTGCTCCTGCGCAAGATCGCCGAGCGTGAGTTGTTCGGCTCCAAGGTTGCACGCACCGGCAACCAGACCCAAGCCGCACCCACCACCAGCTCCACGCCCGTGGTTGTGAATATCGCCGGCTTCAAGCGCACCGTGAATGTCGCCTCTCAGGCAGACGCCACCACGCTGGTGCAAGTCCTCGAATCTGCCTTTGGACGGAGTGCCTGATGGCTATCACCCTCACCTACAACACCACCACGATCGACCTGCATCCCGATCTCTACTGGTCCGATGAGCTTGACTGGGCGCCCGTTGAACAGAGCGTCCAGCGCTCGGTCTCCGGCGCGCTGATCGTGATGGCCTCCGAGCGCATCGCCGGTCGGCCCATCACCCTGCAACCCGAGGACGACGCCTCCGCATGGATGCAACGCGCGACGGTAGCGACGCTTGTAAGTTGGGGCGCAGTGCCAGAACGGCAGATGACCCTTACCATCAACGGGACTTCTTACGACGTGATCTTCCGTCACCAGGATGGAGCCGCGATTGAAGCGCGTCCCGTCGTTCAATACCAAGATCCGCAGCCGACGGACTTCTACACGGTCACGTTGCGCTTCATGGAGGTTTAAACAGTGGCGATCCTTGCCGGCGACATCAAGCTCGTCAAATCTCAGGTCATGCTCGACACGCCGGAAGGCGGCGGGGCGCCTACTGACGAAATCATCGAGGACGCCGTTTCCAACAGCATCTTCCCCGACATTTCTGAACTCGACCGCGCAGGTGGCCGCGTAAATCTGCGCAAAGTCCATGCGACCGTGCAGAGCAACAACACGGACGGCTACTACGGCTCGAACATGATCGTCGCCGAGCCGCCTGAAGATCCGCTGGTCAGCATCACGCTCTTCACCACTGGTTCCACGTTCGATCGGCGCGAAGATGCCAAGTCCCGCATCGAGAGTTACCTGGCCTTCGGTTCGCCTTTCGGGGGCTACCTGTTCGGCAACCACCTGGCCGGCCAGATGACCGTCACCTTGCTGGACCGCACGGAAGCATCGCTGCCCGTCGTAGGCGCCACCCTGGTGCTTATCAAGGGCGAAGGGTTGACGACTGAGGTCTCTCAGTTCGTTCGCGTGACGACCGTCGCCGCGACGACCCGCGAATTCGAAGACGACAAAGGCACCTACACACGGCAGGAAATCACTCTCGGCGTCAGTGACACGCTGCGCTACGACTTTGCTGGTTTCGACGCCACCCGCTTCCTTCCTACCGAAGCGCAGATGCAGAGCAAGACCCGTGTGCGCAATACCGTCGTCGCCAACGCCGCGCGCTACTACGGAGTGACACCGATCGCCGATGCCGTGACCCTTGGCGATTTCACCGTGTCTGCCGAGTCCATCTTCACGCAGCTCGTGCCCTCCGCCCAAGTCGAGACGCCCATCGCCGATGCGCGGCTCAACCAGCAGTCCGCCGCGCTCGTCGCCGCTGGCAACGCGCTCACGATCAACCCGATCCAGATTTTCGACGCTTCGCACGATATGTTCGTGGGTGGCGGCATCCTGCCCGGCTCCCTGAGCGTTGTGCGCGACGGCATCACGCTCGTCGATTCTGGCGGCACGCTGCTCAACTCCGCTACCCTGGCGCAAGTCGGCATTGTGGATTACAGCAACGGCGTCCTCTCGCTGACGACCGCCCCGTGGGGCGCCTCTGGCGGCGTGCATACCGTCGTCTTCACCCCCGCCACGAGCCCGACGCTCGTGACCAAGAGCTTCGGGCTTCCGGTCACAATCGTCTCGCAGCGCCTAACCTGGGTGACGACCCTTGAAGCCGTCCCTGCCAAGCGCAGCTTGCAGGTGAGCTACCGGGCGCAGGGCCGCTGGTACGTGCTCACCGAAGACGGCTCCGGCGCTTTGCGCGGCACCGACAGTTCCTACGGCATCGGCTCGATCAACTTCTCGACCGGCACCGTCTCGCTCACGCTCGGCGCGCTACCCGACGTTGGCAGCCAGATCCTCTTCGCCTGGGCACCGGCCGTCACCGCTCCGAAGCTCTCGCTCATCCCGAACCTCGCATCCGAAGCGTCTCTCGTCGGAAAGACCTACGCGCGACTGGACATCGGCGTTGCGATCAAGCCGAATACGCTGGCGATCACCTGGAACGACGGCGCGGCGCGTAGTGCATTCGACAACGGCGCGGGCGGCCT